CGAACTTTTTGGTGCGGGTGTAAAACTCCTCAATATCAGTCATTGTGAAGTTCTTTCAGATCAGCATACAACGACAGGATTTCCTTGTCACCAGGGGAACCTTCCGCAACATCAACGAGGAATGATATTTGCTGCGCCGGGGAGCGGTGATTCTTTTCCGATATGACCCTTAGCTTTGCCCAGGTGGGGATAGGCACGGCTACACTTTTGTATTTTTTGATGTCAGGCATGGAGTAACTCCTTTTGAGTTGGTTTAATGAGAGGATGTAAATTTACTCCATAAAATGGGTTTGTTTTTTTGAACATTCTGCTTTCTCCTTGATAAAACTTTTTTCATATGCTCCGGGCAAAAGGTAAAGATGGAGCCTTTTTCGACAGGTTCGTGACAGAACTCTTTATTATCCTTCAGCCATTTGCAGTGCTTGAAGACTCCTATCTTATCCCAGTCCCCAAACCTGTCGATGGGACTCTTGCTGTCAACCTTCGCTGTCCATACGGAAGCCGGTCTTCTATACATGCCTAATCGGTTGAGCTTACCCGCCACTGCTGAACGGTTGGTGCCAAGCTCACGGGCAATTTCCAGAAAGGTCAATCCTTTACGGAAAAGCTTCTTGAGCTTGTTAGTCCTGGCCAGGGGCCATGCATGAGTGTACTGGTTCATTGCATCACCGCAAATATGAGGTAGATAAATCCTCCTATAACAGCCAGACCGAATAGAAGGTGGATAATGGACTGTAGCATTAGTCATTCCTCACTTTTAAAAATATCGCGTATAACATTGTCCCCTGGAAGGTTGAATGGTCCAAAGTCTTCCTGTGCAGACGGCGTGGAGTGGCGAAAGGGGTGCGTTAAGCCGGTTGATGGACCTTTCCACTCATCATCCCATGTCTCGTCATGAATCAAGGTAGGGTCTGGGTGCGCGATATCTTTTAACAAGTCGGAGCAATCCTTTAATACATCATTTGGAATTTCCCAAAGTGGTTTCCCTAGATCGTTGTAATCTTTTTTCCACTTCTCCCTAAGTTCCACTTTAAGATCCTTCGCATCAAAATATCCCTTTACCCAGCAATGAGGACTTTGTACGCAAACTAAAACATAAATACGATCGAGCTTGTCCCCCGGCCGTATTATTAAATGATGCCATGTCTCACTAATTGTACGCACTTCCCATCGGTAAACGTCAGCTAAGGTTTTAAAAGTATTTACATGACCGGGGAAAAAAACATTTAATGCTTTGGCAACGGCCATTTCCCCCAAAACTCCCTGCCTCTCCCTATATTCATGCTCTTCATTACTTTCAGAGAAACCTTCTTTAAGACCCTTCTTCCTGGATTCGGATGTGCGTGTTCGCCCCACCACTTCAGCCATAAGTATTTCTGAATCAGTCAGGGTTACCCTAAATTTATCAGACATATTAATTTCTCCTGTTATAAAAAATGTAGCGGTATTAACCTTGGGCCTAATGTACGACTTCCCAGCCGCGACTGCCGACCATTCAGGCTAACTTTTTCGTTTGAAAGGTGACGCTGACCCCGCTACCAGCCGACGTGTCTAAGGCAGTCCTCATGAATTATTTTCATTCTCTTTTCGACGGAGGTTATATCTTCGTGCTGTGGCCTTACCCTTCTCTGATTTTCTATAACGAGCAAGACAAATCTTTCGATTGGCCTTACCCTTCTCTGATTGGTTGTAACGGTCCTGGCTAATTTTCCGTTTTTCGGCAGTTGTTGTCATACTAACCACTCCTTGAGTTGTTCCCCCATCACCTGACTGGCAATGTTGAGCTTGGCACGGAGAGACTTGACTATCTTTTCGTCGATGGTCCCTTCCGCAATTAGATCCACATAAGTAACAGCATTCCGTTGGCCTATGCGGTGCGCCCGATCCTCGCTCTGCATCCGCACAGCGAGATCGAAACTGTTTGAAAAGTAAATTACGTTCCGGGCAGCGGTCAGTGTTAGACCGTATCCTCCCGTTTGGGGGTTACCCACAAAAAAGAAAGCATCCCCATTCTGGAATTCGTCCACGGCCGCAACACGATCGTCATCAGAAGTATCTCCAAAGTAATCGACTGCCTTCCCGTTGCCGTACTTGTCAATTAACGCTTTCTTGATACGTTGCACATCGTAACGGAACCGCGCCCAGATGATGGTTTTACCTTCCATTTCATCAAGGCATGAGAGAAGTTCGCCAAGCCGATTGTCCTTGATCTCCACCAGTTCGCCATGATCGGTTTTGGTATGACCGGAGAGAACCTGTTGCATCCTGAGTAACTGGGTCATGACATTAGGGGCCGTCATGAATTCCCCGTTATCCAGGTTAGCCAGTGCAAACTCCTTTAGCTCATTGTAAATTCTGGTCTGATCAGGGGTAAGGGAAACACTTCTCTGGGTATAGATTTTCTCAGGCAGATCCAGACATTCGTCTTTTGTTATGCGGGATGAAAACTTTTTCAGAAGTTCCGACAGCTTCTCCAGGTCACGGTATCCTACAACACGATTGAAGGTATGGGTGCCTACGCTACTTTTTTTCATGATGGCGTAGCGATACTGAAACTGGAAAAAGTTATCCCCGCAATCCCCCAGTAGTGTCTTGTCCATAAATCTGCATTGCGCCCACAAATCCAGAGGCGATTGCGTAACGGGAAAACCTGTAAGGATGCGACGATATTTGGCCAGTGGCCCCAGCTTTATAAGTGTCTTGGTTCGCTTGGCCTTCGGACTCTTGATAGTAGTCGATTCGTCCACTGCCAGTAGGGACGTAGAGCGTTGCAGAAGAGCTTCGAGGTATTTGCGTCCCTTACTAGTGGACAATGCCTCAACGTTCATAAGGAACACTCTGAGACCCCCTGACGGGGAAAGAAAAGTGTTGAGGGTCTTCCTGTTGGATTTGGTATTTGCCGGGTTCCACACCACAATGTTGGCATCGATCCTGTCAGGCAGATGAGCGGGAAGCTCAAGGTTAGCCCAGTTTCGATAAACCCCTTTGGGAGCAATCACAATGAGCGTATCAATTTCATCCCTTTCAAAAAGCATGGCGGCATTGTCAATACAGACTTTGGATTTTCCGGTCCCCATTTCCATCAGCCACGCCCAATTGGAATAAGTCCAGCAGGTAGCCAGGATACTGGCCTGGTGCTCGTAGGGGGGTGTCTTGAACTGGTAGCCCATGATTGATGGATTATATACCATGATTTTCTATTTGCAATAGCGAAATAAGTTGCTATATTATGCTCATAGAAAGGAGAACTTGATGTCTGTGTACGTAACACAGGAAAACCCCAAGGTCGATATCGTGTCGGCAAATCAATGGGGTGATCTTGTTCCTCTCGCCTCTCCTTTCGATCAGATTCATATGAACCCCGGACGAGTTGTTTCGCTTCTCAGGCGAAAGCTCAAGGGGTTTACTGATGATGATTGGTTATTGGCGATGGGGGACCCGGTCATAATCGGCATCGCATTTGCGGTTGCTGCAAATGTCAACCAGGGACGAGTTAACATACTCAAGTGGGATAAAATGGAGAAGACCTATTATCCTGTGCGGGTAAGTGTTCGTGGTGGCATTGAAGAACTTTAACCCTGACGAGGAGATACGTGATGAACGAAGACGTATGGAAAAGCATTGAAGCTGATGCTGACGCCTTTAAGGACTTTACTACGGAAGCCGGTTCTGAATTATCTGCCCTGATCCGCCAAACTCTGGATCTTAACAAGGCAATTGATAAATCGGAAGAAGCATTCAAGACCCTAAAGAGACAGCGTGATCGTTATCTGTTCGAACTGATTCCTGCAAAGATGCAGGAAACCGGAGCTTCCAAGGTGGAAGTTGACGGGCATTCGGTCAGTCTTTCGCCTTTTGTTTCGGGAACTCTGCCTAAAGATCCAATTCAGAGAGAGGTAGCCTTTTCTCATCTGCGCGATATTGGAGCCAGTGACTTTATAAAGAACGAAATCAGTGTTTCGTTTGGAGTGACTGAGGACAATCGTGCAAAGTCAGTTCAGGCTGATCTTGAAGAACAGGGTTTTGACACACGTGCCAAAACCTGGGTCGAACCCATGACGCTGAAGAAACTTATTCGGGAGCGTCACGAAAACAATCAGGAAATCGATCTTGAAATCTTTAATGCACACATTGGAACAGTAGCCAAGATTAAAGGAGTATGAACGATGGCTAAGAAAACGAATGGCGGACTACCTGCCGAATTAGAAAATGCTTTTGCCGAAGATTCCGGTAAGGGTTTCGAAGAAGTATCAACCTCAGATATGCAAATTCCTTTTCTGAGGATGGTTCAGTCACTTTCCCCCCAGGTTAATAAAAATGAACCGGGCTTTATTGAAGGCGCCTCAGTGGGCGATATCTTCAATACGGTAACCCAGAAATTCTGGGATGGTGGAGAAGGCGTCAGTGTTATTCCAGTGTACTTCCAGTTGAAGTTTCTGGAATTTGTTCCCAGAACGGAAGGCGGCGGATTTGTCGGAGAACTCGCGGCTG